GCAGAGGTATTACCGGCAGGTGCCGCTGGTACTGGAAGTAGCACGCCACCACCAGGTGCAGTAGGTAAATCATCCGATGGACAATCATGGATCGATGCAGCAGGTAGAATACTTGGCCCTATTGTTACATCAGCACTTACACCATACTTAAACAATCTACAAAGTGGTGGTTTATTAGGTACTGGCACTGATATGCTTAAGAATGCAGGTAATGCACTTAATGGTATTACTGCACCTGATTTAACTAGGTTAATCCCACAACTTCGTTTACAAGTGATGCAAGGTAGCATGACACCTGCTCAAGCAGCAGCCGCAGTGCAAGAAGCATCCAATATGGGTAACGTGAAGACTGACCAAGGTAGTCTCCAAGGTCAAAGAGCAGCACTTGCACAACTTGCTAATATTGGTGAAAATGGCGGAATGACAGAGGCTGATAGAGCCGCACTTAATGCTACCATGGGCCAAACGAATGCTAATGCAGCACAGCAACGCGCAGCACAAATTCAACAGTTACAGATGCAAGGTAATGCTGGCACTGGTGCTGAACTTGCAGCACGTCTAAGTGGTGTTCAAGGTGGTGCTAATACTAATGCAATGGCTGGTGCTTCAACTGCTCAAGCAGCACAAGCAAGAGCACTTCAGGCAATACAAAGTGGCCTACAAGGTAATGCTGCACTTAATACACAACAATTCTCCCAAGAAGCACAAAAGGCTCAAGCAGCAGATGCAGTGAACCAATTTAATGCTCAAGCACGCCAAGCAGCCAATCTTGCTAATGCAGGTTATACACAACAAGCAGGACTTGCTAACTTCGATACTGCAAATAAGATTGCAGCAACTAATACTGGTATTATGAATACTCAAGCAATGATGCCATATAATGCATCGCAGAGTAATTTTGAAAATCAATTAGGTTTAGGTAAGGCTCGCAGTGCAACTCAAGTAGCAGCAGGTGCTCCACTTGTTAAAGCAGCAACAGAACAAATTGCACGCAGTAGTGGTGCTGGAGCAGCCGCTGCAGGGGCAAATGGAACAGGTACAGCAGGTACAGGAAGTGGCCAAACAGTTGATCCAATTACTGGTGCTATTATATCCGGTGTTAAGGGTGCAGTTCAGAGTGGTCTTGGTGACCTCATTGGTGGTGGCATTTCTCAAATCGGATCCTGGCTTGGATTCAAAGATGGTGGTTATGTTGGTGATGAAGCGGAACATGGTATGTCGGATCAAGACATTGATCACTTAATTGCCCACATGACTGCATATAAGTATCGTAGAAAATAAAGGAAAATAATATGGCACTATCAAGTTCAGATGCAGCAAATTTCGCAATGGCTGTAAAGCAAGCACGTCCAGATATCACTGATACGGATCTTGCAGCGTTGGTAAAAGAAGCAGGTGATGTAAATGATGATCCTGCTAAGAGTGCAGCACTCGCAGAAAAGATTACACCACAGGCTCAGGCACAATCAAGCGTGAATACTCAATTAGCATCTCCTTATAAAGGTGCTGGTTATGATAAGGCTGCTTTAATGCGCCAATTTAGTCCAGAGCAGTTGCAGGCCGCTTATGCTGACCAACAAAGAATGTATCAATCAAGTCTACCAAGTAGAGCAATTGGTGGTATTCTTGCTGGCGGTTCAGGTAGTGGCGATGTAATGACTGCGAATAAGAATGCATGGGAAGGCATCGATAAGCAAAACATGCTACAAAGCATTGAAAAACAAAAGGCACTACAATCGCAGGCAACAGAAGGTCTTGCAGCAGGAACAGTTGCACAGACTCAAGATAAGACTGCTGGTGAATATCAACTTAGTCAAGCAAAGGGTGCACAAGATCTTGCACAGGCTGTTCAAAAGACAACAGGTGGTCAACTAGATCTTGCTTCTAAACAAAGACTTAATGATCCAAATAGTAATGAATCACTTACTGCTAAGGCATTCTTAAAGGATCAAATAGAAGCAGGTGGTATGACAATGCCTACAGGTATTAATTCTGCAACGCTTACTGCACAGCAGATTATCAATATGGGTATATTAGAACCAAAGGCATTAGAAGCACTCAAGACTAAGGTTGGTATCACTGCAACTAGAACCACAACAGGTAAAACAGTTGCAGAAACTGATGCCGAGCGTATTAAGAATGCTAATATGATGGCTGATGCTAAGGCATATGCTAGACAACAAGGATTACCAGATCCATTTCCTAATTATATACCAGGTGGTTCAACATCACAGGGACCTACACCTACACCTACTGTGAATGCAGGATCAAATACATCACCTGCTTTTAATTTTAAGCCAGGCACTGATTTACGTGTTATGAGAAATGCAATGGCTTCTCAACCACCTAATGTATTAGCAGCATTTGATAAGAAATATCCAGGTGTGGCTACTGCTACCGGACCTATGCAAGTACCTACATCTGATTCATTATCACTAGGTGAAACTACTGTTACACCTACATCTATTACACCACAGACAGTGGGTAAGCCTATTATGAATTCAATTAATGCAAATAATATGGATCCATCATATATTGCTAATGCTAAATTGGCTGATCTATCACCAGTTCAACAATTAATGCGTAAGCGTATGGAATCAACTGATAATTCTGAAGTAGTTGATTTAGATAGACAAATCGCTGCCGCAACTGGTAAGCCATTAACACCACCAGGTGCGGGTTTACAAATGATTAAGACACCTACAGGCACAGGAACTTATTCTACATCAGTAAGTCCTGTAAGTACAGCAGCAATGGATGCAGCAGGTAAACGTATTCAAGCAAAAGCCGATAGTATTGATACATTTAATGCAACAGGTCGTCAGGCTGCACAAAATACTATCAAACTTGCACCACTTGCAGGATATGATAAAGTATCTAATACATTCACAGGTACTGATGAAGATGCTAAACGTCTACAACTTAGTGTAGATAGACTTAATGCTGAAGCAGAACGATTAGGTCTTGTTGTAAGTGGTTCAAATACTGGTGCAGCCGCTGTAGGTGGAGCAGCCGCAGGTGCACTTGGTAAACTTAGCCCAATGCTTGGAGCAGCCGCAGGTGCATTTAGTGGTTTGTTATCACAGACATCACCACTTAGTAATAAGACACCTCCAGAGGTTCTTAAACAATTTGGATATATGACTCAACTTGTTGCTGAAAGACAGAAGGCATTGTTGTCCAAGGAGAATGCATGGGCAATGAGTCATAATGGTGATACAAGTGGATTTTTACAATCGCCTGACTACAAATATATTATGAATACTGAACCATACGTTAATCCGAAGACAGGTGATCTTGTACTTCCAATGACACGTAGTCAGCAAGATGATTATCTTAAGCAAAAATATGGTCCATTGAGCCATATGTCATTTACATCAGCAAGTACAACACCAGCACAACCAAGTAATGGATGGGATTAATATGTCAGAATTAACAGATCAAGAACGCGAACAACTCTTAAATGAGTTTAAAACAAATAATAGTCCTAATGTAGTAATACAAGGGGCTATTAAATCAAAAGAAAATCCAGGTGTAACTCTATCAAGAGTTATGCCGCCAGGACCTGGTGAAGCAACTCTCCGTGGTATTGGTAGTGGTGTAACTGGTGGATTTCAGCCGCAGGTGGCTGGTGCACTAAGTGCAATAAATCCATTTACTACAGAAACATATTCACAAGGAAGAGATTTAGCGGCTGCAAGAAATGATGCTGCATTTAAGGAACATCCATATGCATATGGTGGTGGGTATGCAGGTGGTGCAGTTGGTCTTGGATTACTTACTGGTGGTTTAGGTGAAATAGCACCTGCTGCTGAAGCATTACCACTATTAGATAATGCAAGTAAACTTGCTCGTGCTAAAAACTTTGTTGAACCTGCACGTAGAATAATGAATACTCAAGTATTACCAAAGATACCTGGTGCTACGTTAGGTACTACTATTCAAGGTGTTGGTGGTGCTACAGGCGCTGCAACAAATGAGAAACCTATTTGGCAACCAAGTGGTAATCAACCATCTGTTAATATGAATGCTACCCCACTAAGTCAGACAGAAAATTCAACTAATCAATTTGCAACATTATTAAATTATTTAAAACAAGCAAATAATTCATCTAATCCTGATGTACAACAAGCAGCACAACAGGCACAAGCAGCAATTGGTGATGGTACTGATGAAGATGCTAAACGAAAATCAGCAATGGCACTCCTAAGTACTCAACAAGGGCGTGCAGTAGGGAATTCAGATAGTCCATTAAATGATGTAGCATAATTGACATCGATCCTAAAGATGTTATAATAAACATATACAAACATAGGATCTATTATGTCACCACTTACACTTATCATTATTATCTTTATTATTGCTGCTCTTCTTGAGAACACATAATATGGATCACTTAATCTTCTTCATCTTAGGTCTTTTTATAGCCAATACCCCAAGTAATAAAGCATAAATACGTTTACCTAATCCTTAGGAACGTGATAGTTGCTGTCTCAGCAGGCGTCACTCTAAAGCCCCTTTACGCCATTTAGGGGCTTTTTTATGGCTGATATTAGTGATCCGCTTTTCGCACACTCGCCGTGCCATAACACGGTGCGGATCGTTCGAGTTAGTGTTCTAAAGAATGTAGGATGCCTCGTTAACCATTCTTTAGACTGTGCTATTATCTGGGCTTGAATCGGATAGTATGTTTATTTACTTCTAGCATCATTAGTTCTTGCAAGTAATTGTGCAAACATCTTAGCAGTAAGTGGGTCAACTTCACCTACTTCACGTACTGCTATAACATAACACCAACTACCCTGCTCATCAATGAAGAATGCAATGCTACGTGGGATATAAAAGAAGCCCTGGGGCACGCAAGTGAGTACAGCATCAACTATAGCAGAAACGCTTTTAACCGCGTAAAACATGTTGATTTCGGCTGTTTTTAATACCATAACCGCACCCGATGGCATCGTTGCACTAAGAGTCATTAGATGCATGTCTAAACGGTTCAAAATTTCAAGTTCTTTCTCATTAAGCACTTGCCTAGGCGTATATATTCTGTTGAGTAATTTGGTCAGCCAATTCATTTTAGATCCTTGCACTTATGTTTATTATAATAATTTAATGTTGATTGATGATGGCATTTAATACACGAATATCTTGGTGCTGCCATATCTATTTTACTTTCTTCTGAATGCTTTTTATTCAGCATACCACGTGGATGATTATCTTTTAATCTGTTAGGATTACTTTCGCAATGTTCATTATGAAATTGTTTAAGATTACCTTTATCGAATTCATCATTACAGAAATTACATGTGTATTTCTTTGATGGTCCACGCACTTTACCTGTTTGACCTTTTGTAATATTAGCACAATGAGTAGGTGTTCTTGCAAATGCCTTCTTTGGTTTACATAATTTTTGCTTATGTTCATCTGATAAATTTCTGCCTGTAAGTTTAGCAGATATTTTTGCAAACGATTCTTCGGATGGTAAAAATTTAATACCTGGGATACAACCATTGTAATAAACTCTATCACCATTTGCAAATTTCAAACGTAAAACATCACGCATTACCATTTGCTCTACTTCGTTGTATGCAAGTGTACCTTTGGATGTATGAAGCGATAATATCTGAAATGTGAAGATTTCACCTGCAAATATCTCTGCATTAATAGATTTACTTGATGTTGTGTAAGAACGCCATTCGCTTTCTTTTGTGACTTTGGTATTCTTCTTCTCACTATGATCTACTTTCCATACTTTCTTTGTGACTGTACTCCACATAGATTTCTTGCCAATATACATTCGTCCTGTCTTAGTATTAGTAACAAGATAAACAAAACCATAATAGTCTGCTGGATTAAATAGATAAACCAAGTTAGTATCCCAATGGCCATAATCAATCACTATCTTTCTCCACATCTTTACGTGCCTTGACATTCTCACGATACTCTTTATGCTTATCTTTTAGATGTAACCTTTGGGCTGCATCAAGTTTGGCATATTTGGTACGTGAATATTCATTGCGATCAAGACGTTTCTGTTCTTCACGTTCCTTAAGTTGTTCCGGAGTCATACCAGCCATACGTTCTTTATAACTAACTATACCACTACGAACCTTTTGGTCAGCATACTTCTTACGATTAAGTTCCATTTTATCTTCTTCGGAGATATTATGATAACGTGCAAGTGTCTTGATATTGTTTGCTTCACGAACACCTGGTTTGCTTTGGTACGTCTTTTGATACACTGCAACTTTATCTTTATTCTTTTTATTCCAACGCTTAGATGCTTCACAAGCACCAGCGGCTTTCTCTTCAGGTGTTCGCGAAGGTGCTTTGCGTGTTGTTACTTGAATGTATAATAGATCTTGGTCTATGTCATTGGGCGCTTTTCTGTAGCAAGCAACACAACCACCTTCATGCCCGGATGGACTTTTATGACGTAAGCAGTGCCCATCTGCATTAGTAACATGGTGGCGACATTTTGTACCCCATATAAGTTTATTCTTGTCTAACATTCTTAAATTCTCCTGTTTGTATTCTAGTGTAAACCCACGGATTAGAACGTTTATAGAACTTCGCTGCTTCTTTAACTGAGTCAAACATCCCATCGGGTGTAATAACTTTATTTGGTATCTTACCTTTGCGTATCACTTTATCCGATATATCTTTATTAGTGTATCCATGTATCTCTATCTTGCGTATGCGAAAACATTTAGTAATCAGATACGTTGGGACTACATTTTCTACTTTAGTTGCATAAGGTGCGATGAGTGTTTCGAAGAGTTTTTGTTCCATTGAGTTCTTTCTATGTTATATTTAGTGTAAAATTTATTAGACCGTTTGTATTTACGATAAATTGCTTTATGTTCATAATCTTATTGGAACGCTTGCAAGCGGTGATAAGTAGTGTTACAGTATACTACTGTGTCTTACGCAAATCTCACAAAAGTGGATCGCCCCTTAATTGGGGCTTTCTGCTGAAACAGGAGTGAGATCCAAGTTTCCCCGCCCATAGCAAGTATGGCGGCCCTGCGTTAAGACAAAGAGAAAATAAGTTCCCTGGGCCAAGTTACCTATAACTCTCGGAGATATTATGAAAAAAATACCATATGTGGTAAAAAAAGTAAGTAACATAGGTACGATCTATCACCAAATCGGAACAGATAATCGTACATGGATACTTAATCAGGCTGATGCAATCAGCAACATGGATGATGCTTGTAGAGCATCAGGAGATGCAACGCTAATATCAGTTAGTAATACACTTAATGCACCTAATAAGACTATGCCACGTAAATCAGCAGCAGGTGGCGGCGGTTACAATTCAGTTAGAAGTATGTGTGATGGTGTTACGAAAAACTTCAACAACGGCCAGTTTGATTTAAGCCATAAGACAATGCCAGGTGTACAAGAAGCATTTAGAGTAGCATCGGAACTATTTGAAAGTTTCGAAGATGTAGAATTTGAAGAAGTTGCTTCATTACCTAAGACAAAGTCTGTTGCAAAGTTTGAAGTATCCTTAGACGGTCCAGAAACTACATTCAGTGAGTTATTTGAATTTGTTATGATTCAAGCACCTGTGTTTCAGTTAAGGAAGAAAGCAAAATGATCATTACATTAACAAACATTGATAATGATATGGTTATCGCTGAGACCAAGGTTAAGTTACTTAAAGATGAACTCCCAGAATTAAGAAAAGTATTTAATTTGCTTGAGCCTGAAACACTCTCTGCCAAGCAACGTAAAGAACTTGCTGACATGTATTCTATCAAGGTTACGGACCTAAATAAGCAATTTAGAAATTTTAAGAGAGCAGAAGTTCTAGAACTTGAACTCGGCGATATTCCAAAGAATCAATATGAATATGTTAACCTTGCAATGGAGAGGGACAACGCTGTAATGACATTTCAAGAAATGTTTACTATAGATACTCCGCATGTGTTTGAAGACATTAAAGTAGATAAAGAATTATTTGATTCAATGGATACTGATATACAAACGCTTATTGCTTTAAGTGACAACAAGGTTATGAATCGCAAAGAGATGCATGAGTATCTGATTAAAGATTCAGTAACACTCAAGTTAGCATTTAAGGACAAGGAACTTGACCACGCTCTTACATCATGGATTAGAGTACAAAAGGGTGCATTAATCGGTAAGATTACCTCTAAGGTTAGGTTCAACAAGCAATTAGATGCTGAACCAGAATGGGACAAGTTTATTAACGCAATTACAGACAACAACCCAGATGAAGCAAAGGTTGTTATGAAACATTTTATTTGGCAAGTGAAACGTAAGATGTTCAATAAGCCTGTGAAGTATCATATGATGCCAATACTATATGGCGTGAAGCAAGGCAGCGGTAAGTCAACTACTGCTAAGAACTTCGTTGAGCCTATTAAGGAATTCGTTGCTTGGACTGACTTTAGCAGCATCAGCGATAATAGAGACCATAGTATCTGGCAGAATAGCGTATTGGTGTTTGACGAAATGGGCAACAGCACAACAAGTAACTTAGAGATTATTAAACAAAGACTTACTTCTGATACATTTACATCTAGAGTAATGAATACTAATGGCAATAGTACAATTATGAATAAGACAACTTCACTTGGTACTACTAACAAGGATCTTACACGTATGATCTTCGATGAAAGCGGTATGCGTAGATTCTATCAGATAGACTTTAAGGGTAATGCAGTTTGGAGTATATTGAGTGATGTGAACTATAAGATACTTTGGCAGAGTGTCAACGAGGATGCGGAAACTCCTTTACTTGAGTTACCAGATGCATTTACAAAGATTCAAGACATACAAAGCGAAAAGAGATTCATTACACTAATAGAAGCATTCCTTAATCAAAGAACCTATCCTGCAAAGGGTGAACGAATGGCTGCTGATGTATTCTTTATTGAATTCCAAGAGTATGAGAAGACACAAGTGCCAAGACCTGAGATGACTAACACTAAGTTTGGTAGAGATGTGTTAGATATTAGTAAGCAGATTAGTGGCTTGAGTATCACAAAGAAGAGATCAAGTAGAGGATTTGATTATATAATTCAGAAAACGTAGAATTGACTATGCACTATACACTCGATCATACACGACGTAAGTCATTGATTTTATTAGTGTTTTGTATAGTTTGTATAGTGTGTATAGTTATTATATATTATTATAAAATTAAATAAAATATAAATGTATTATATTGCAATAGTTAAAACCATTAGTCTACACACTGCATCTATACATTTTTATAGTCGCTTCGCGATATTCTGAGATGCTCAAGATTTATAGCAAAGACGAAGTCCAGAGTTGTTAAGTGGTTCAGGTAGTGATGCTAAATACGAATAGCGATACCCGATGATTTTTTCGGCTCGTGAATGAAACTGGTGAAAACCACTTAAATAGGCAGCGATACCCTCCGAAACTCTTTCCACTGTAAAATGAAAGGTTGAGAGTCGCTGAAACATTATGTCAAGACACTCTATCACAAAGGCTATCACGGCCAAATTGGACACCACAGCGGATTCACAATCAGCCTCGGAGAATGTGTCTAATATTCAAGTTATCCTAAACGAACTGTCCGAGGACAAAGGTCTTCTACTTACAGCCGAAACTGTTTCTATGTTAGCAGCCTCGGGAGTAAGTGTCCACAACGTATGTAAAATGTTTCGTAAGAGTTTCTCTTACCTTAATGAACAGCCACACCTTCTCGCAGCATATGAACAAGGTAGGGCACAAGCGGGAGCAAGGATGCGAGGCACCTTAATGGATGCTGCCTTGGAAGGTGGTAACATACAATCAGCAATCTACCTCGATAAGATACTCAGTGGTGACACCGTTGTGTCCGAGGTTAACTTAACAGTGGGAGTTTCACAGTTGTCAACGGTATCCGATGATGACTTAATGAGAGTGGCTTTCACTGTGGAGGGTTTCGATGATGCCTCGGATGGTGGCGGTAGTATGAACTTGGACAATCCCGAGGTTGACCCACAGTGAAACTCTTTGGCTAGTGTTCGAAACTCTTTGGCCAGTGTTCGAAACTCTTTGGCCAGTGTTCGAAACCCGAGGGGGGGGGTGGGAGCACTTTCGAGGAATAGGATTTCACCGTGATGCTGCCACATAATTTCTATGCTAATAAACCCGATGTCTACCACATAATATTACTATATCCTAAAGTGGCTACCACCACATAATATTACTATATCCTAAAGTGGCTACCACCTCACCGAAGACCATAGATAAAATTTTTACCCTAAATAAAACCGACCATGAACCAAGACCAACTTAAAAAAGAACTAATGCGCTATGAGGGATATTCAAGTAAAGTCTATTTAGACTCCTTAGGATTACCTACGGTAGGCATCGGCCATATGGATAGAATAATGGTACCTGGTACGGTCTATTCTCCTAATCAAATAGATATCCTATTCAATCACGACATTGCTAATGCAATTAAGATAGTAGATAATCTTAATCTTAATCTAGATGAAGTTCGTTATAGAGTGCTTGTGCAACTCTGTTTTAACTTAGGTAATAAGATTAATCAATTTGTGCATTTTCTTAGTGCTTGTAAATCACAAGATTGGGATACAGCAGCAAGTGAACTTAAGAATAGTTCTTGGTATACTCAAGTAGGGCATCGTGGTCCAGAAACTTGTTATGCAATTTTAAATGGCTGTTATCAGTGGGAATAATCTAAATGGCAACTAAGACTATTACTAGCACCAAAGACGAAGTATATAAGGAATTGTTCCGTAGGGGCAAACTATCCTTTATACTCTATCCACATCAACGACCAATCTATAACAAGATTCAAGAAGTGCTTACTAGTGATGCATCTACTGATAACAGTCACGTACTAGATATTTCACGACAGTTTGGTAAATCACTTACTATGTTTCTAGTAGCAGTAGAGTTTTGTCTTGCTAAACCTTTCCAGACTGTAGTCTATGTGGCACCACTCAAGAAACAAGTGATTGAGATCGTAACAGAGAATACCTATAGAGTAGTATTTCAACATGCCACTAAGGCTCAATTGCCCACTCTAAAGGATTCTGAGTTACTATTTGCTAATGGATCTAGAATACGTCTTGCAGGTACTGACAATCACAATTATGAGAGTCTACGTGGTGGATCTGCTCACTTGATTATATTAGATGAAGCGGGATTCATGAGTAACCTCAATACAGGTGTTATTCCTACTGTGCTTCCAATGCTTAAGACAACTGGGGGAAAGATAATCTATGCGTCAACACCACCTGAGACATTAGATCATGACTACTATGATGTTCTACGTGAACATGATGAGAGTGGGAACATTAGTACATTTACTATCAATGATGATAAGTCACTTACTCAGCGACAACTTGATACAATTATATCTGCGTGTAAGGGTGCGGATACTACTCTGTTCAAGCGAGAATATCTATGTGAGCGTATTGCGGAGTCAAGTCAGCAAGTGCTTCCTGAGTTAACATTTGAAATGGCAACCAAGTTACGTATTACTGAAGCATACAAGCAGGATGATCTGTTGCTCTATTGGGACAAATACATAATTGCGGATTGGGGTGGAAAAGATCACACTGCTATTCTCTTTGCTCACTATAACTATCACACTAAGAAAGTGATAGTAGAAGATCAACTTAACCTAACGGGGAATAAGATAAGTTCAGCACGTATTGCGGAAGCGATTAAGAAGAAGACCACTGAGTTGTGGCCAGATATAACCTATCGTAAGAAAGTATATTACTGGTGTGACTCTAACAATGTGTTAATTCAAAATGATATGATTCAAACACACGGTTTACCTTTTGTCTCAACGAGTAAGGATCGACTTGCGGAGCAGATGGTACAGAAGGTACGTGATTGGGTATATGATGAGAGGATTCAATTTGCGCCAAATGCGGAATTTACTTTAAACAGTTGCATGTCTGGGTGGTGGAGCAAAGGGAAGGATAAATTCGCTCAAAGTAAGATCTATGGTCATTACGATCACTTAGCGGCATTAGTTTATCTAATACGTAATGTGAATACAAATAACAACGTATTGCCTAGGTTACTTGGAATAAGCCATACTGATACGTTCATTGACCCAAGTTATAACAATAACCAAAGAAGCAGTACGAATACATTAAAGAACATTTTTAAAAGGAAACATAAATGAGCAAGACAAGTACATTACCAGATATGAGAACTTCAATTGAATCACTGGTAGCCCGTCCAGAGACAATGGAAACGTTAAACAACTTACTAGAGCGTAAGCAAGACCTAGAAGATTACGTTGCAGTAGTTCAACCATTGCTATATACATTATCGTTGAAGTTATGTGGAGAACAGAAAGACATACCACTGAAGGATTTAGTGGAAATGAGTATTAAATTTATAGGAGAACAAAATGGAAAATAAAGACCTAAGCGGAACATTTCACCGCATTTATCGCGTTAAGGGTGGTTTGTATGGAACAGAGACAGTTACAATATCAAAGGGTAAAGTAACTCAAATAGCATCAACAGAAGAGAACTATCCAACAGTTACATTAGCAAAGTTCAATAAGGTGTGTTTTAGTGAAGCACAGGATAAGTTTGATAAAGATTCACAGGAGGTTAAGAATGACTAAGATAGAAGACATGCATCAAGAAGTGAAGAATCACATAGAAG